AATCTAATTTAGCTTGTATCTCTTCATCTTCAGCAAATACGGAATAAAATAAAATAGCTAGAGGTGATGTCAACACTAAAAGTACAAATTCGTCCTTCCAGTCCCCTTTTTGATTCTTTGCAATCTGTCCAGTAAACTCTATTTCACCTTTTTTCATCTTTTCAGCATGCACAATCTGTGCTTCTGACATAATAATTTCAGATTTTTTCTTATTCTTATAAATTTCAGCGCCAGTTTTAAGTGCAGTACCAATTATTGACCATGGAAACATAATTATCTCTTCTTTTTACTCTTACCTGCTTCAGAAAGTGCGATTGCAATCGCTTGTTTTCTAGATTTTACTTTTTTCTTTGATTGTCCAATAGGTAATTTACCTTTTTTAAACTCTCTCATGACTTTTTTTATTTTTTTCTCTGCCTTATTCATTTCCACCTCTAAATATTCTTACTTTTGGCATCATTGGAGCTTGATTTTTCATCATTGAATCAACATTAGGAATAGTTTTACCTAAAATTGTTTTTTCAATAGATGTATCAGCTCTTAATTTTGCTAATTCTTCGTTTTGTTCTAGTTTTTCGTCTTGATTTTGTTGATTCATCATTGCTTTCATCTTATCAAGATCCATTCTCTCTCTTCCTTCACGTTCTTTTCTATCATTTTCCATTGCTCTAAGATCTAATTCTCTTGATCTTAGTTTTGCAATTGGATCATTATCGAATTGTGAAGTAATTTTCTTTTCTTCGTTCATAAATTCTTCCATCATTTCAGCAATCAATACAGCTTTTCTTCCTTCGATTTTTTCTGTTAACATTTTTAATTGTATTTGAAGCTGTTGAGCCATCATTGGATTTTGTTGCATAGCTGATTGCATTTGTTGTAATTGAATTAGTTCATCTCTAAACTCTACTTCAACTTGTTCTTGAGCCATTAAAGAAATATGTTCAAAAATATTTTTTTCTAAACTTGCCATAACCATTGGATTATTTCTTGCAATGTTAGTTGCCATGAAATTTAAGTGAGCGGTGATATGTGCTCTATGGTCTTGACCTGGAAATGCTTGAAACTGTTTACTAGCTAATGCATCAATATGTTCTAACGCTGGATCTTTTGGAGTTGGTTGCATAGGTTTGATTAAAAGACTATCAATATTTTTAACACCTAAAGCTTCATACATATTTCTATATGCTTGATATAAATTATGCATCTGTGGATTTGAGGATGCCAGTTGGAGTTCCGTTTGCGCTAGTGAAATACGCTGTGTTTGAGAAAATATGTTAGGGTCAGCAACTGGCAATATATCTACGCGATCATCAAAGTCAGATTGTTTAATCATTCTTTGACCCCCAACTACATCATACGGATATTCTTGAGGTAGATATAACTTGAATACTCTAGCCATAAGTTTGAATTCATTCTTAAGAGCTGAGTAAATTCTTTTGTGAATAGCAGACATAGTTCTTGAACCACGTTCTAACAATGCAACAGTCGTTCCAACTGCAGCTTGTTGATTACCATCACCTACTTGTAGATCTGCAATTGATGCAAATCTTTGTCCTGCTTGAACAACCACTCCCATTAATGCAAGAAGTGTTTGACTTGGTTCTTTAAACGGAAGCATCATAAATGAATCTCTTAAATTACCACCTGGTGCATCTACATCTCTAAACTCTCCCGGTTGAATAGATTGTGCATCATCTCTAATTCTTATTCCTCTCATTTTAAAACCAGCTGGCAGGTTAGATAACGTTCCCGCATCTAAGAGCTGTCTTAAAGCTGCGGTCGCTGTTCTAGACAGTCCACCAATCATGTGGATTAGACCGAAACCATAAAAACCTAAACCCGGTAAAAATTTGAAATGAACAAAATATTGAACTTTATTTTTATTTGGATCTCCTACTTCATAGTTTCTTCTAATAGATAAAATTTCTCTTGAACCTTCTTCAAGAGTTACAATGTATGGAAGTTTAATTCCTGACGGCTCACCAGTCTCGGTATTGACATCTTCAAAACCTTCGATGTCTAAATTTACGTGACATTCTAGAAGAGTATATAAATCATCATTCTTAGTTTTAGTTACTCCTTCTAATTCTCTTTCTTTTTTCTCAACATCAGTTTCTTTATCTTGTGGTGCAGATAAATCGATGTCTCTATAGAAACCTGCGATCTGTTGTTTTCTTAATTCATTTTCAGAAATTTTTACACGATGAATAATTGCTTCCGCATCATCTAATGAGGTAGCTGTGTACGGAACAATTAAATCATCTGCAGGAACGAACTTAGATACCGCTCGTCCTTCCACTTCATCATAATATACTTTTTTAAAAGTAGAACCTGATAAAGGTAAATGGAATAACATAGAATCAAATTCTGGTTCATATTCTTTCATCTGATCCATAATTTGATAATTCATAAAATCTTTAACACGTGTTGCTTGATCTGTTTTTTCTGGAGTTGGTATTCCAAGTATTTGAGTTCTAACCGGTCCATCTGCTGGAAGTAATTCTTTATAAGCTAAAGCTTGAAACTGTGTTACTGCTTCTGCAAGAACAGGATGTGTTGCACCACTTGCACCTTGAAATGGTTCTGTTCTTTGATCGTATTTAAAACCTAATAAATCTAAACCTTGTGTATAAGTTCTTTCCCAATCTTTTCTGGACATAGAGTAGTCCATATATTTTTGATTTAAGTCTGATGCTATTGAACCTAAAACATCATCAGGTAAAAAATCTGCTAAGTTTGCATAATGCTCATCACCACCTTCAGGTGTTGCAGCTGCTGGGTCTAAATTAATATCAACTGATCCGTCTTCGTTTTCTGTAACTTCAACATCATCAGGAGCATCTTGTTGCGCTGATACTTCTTCAATTACCTGCTCTTGAATTTCTTCTTCGCCAGGTACGTTAAATTCTTTTCGTGGCTCGTTTGGAAGAGCCTTGTCTATGTCTGCCATTATTTTTCTCCGTATGTTTTACCACTTTAACAGTATTATATAAAATATTCAAGCCCTGACTCTGTGGCCCTGACTTTGGTGGTGGTCCGCTCTTAACTCCTTTAATAGTCATTATATGGATTCTTATCTAGCGTTTTAATATCAATTAAATCTGGTCCACCTAGAGGATCTTTAATTTGATCTTTTGATCCTCCTCCTGCACCTTTGAAAGCATTTTTAAACATATTTGCTGTTAACGTTTTTTGTGGAAGACCAACATTACTAGCTCTTGTTGTTTTAACATCTGGAAAATTAGATCTAACTTTATCAATTAAACTTTGAACTATAGATTGAGTAGGTCCAAATGCAGCTCTTTTAGATGGATCCATTTTTTTATATTCTTGTTTTTCTCCAGATATACCAGCAAATGTTTTTGCTCTATCTACACCTTTTAATTTAAATTCACCAGTGTTTGGATTAACTACATAATATCCAAAAGTTCCTTTTAAAGATTTTTCTTTTTTTCCTAAATCTTCATTTGCTTTTATAGATTCATTTCTTGCTCTAGCGTTTAATGCATCTAATTTTAATTTCCAACCTTTCGGTTTTTCTGTAATTAAATTCTCTTGTTGCAATGCAATATTTTTAGCAATTTTATCATAACCTTCTGCAGCTCTGTTAACAGGTGCTTTTAATGGTCCAGTGTCTTGTGTTGAAACTAAATAACTTTTAAGTTTAGGTGCAAAGTGTGCAAAGTTATTTATCTTATCCATTGATATAGCAGAACCTTGAGAAGATTTTGTGAATTGTGATTGTTTTAAATTTTGATCTCCTCTTGGATCTTTAAATATTCTTTTACCAGAAAAATAAAATTTTAAACCTGGTCTATCGGTTTCTTTACGAGTTAATATTTTTTCTTGATTTAATTTACCTTCACCTCTGAAATCTTTTTTAGTCCAGTTCTTTGGTTTGCTATCTATAATTTTTTGTATCTCAGCATCGGTTCTCATATTAGCAGTGTATTGATTTTTACCTGATGGGTTTCTATTAAAATCTTTTGGAGTTCCTTCATCAAAACCAACTCTACCTCCTGCAGCAAAACCTTCTTCTCTAGCTTCTTGATATGCTTCTTCAAATGTTAGATTTTCATTGTCCATTAAATCTATAATTTTATCTCTAAGTTTTTCTAAATCAGGATCATCAGAACCATTAGAATATTTAACTCTGCCACCGGTTGCATATCTTTCTAACTCTTTGTTTCGCTCTTCAATTTTTTGTGTAACTATTTCTCCAGCTCTACCAAATAATGGTTTTACAATTCCTAAATAATCTCTGTAAGACAGTTCATTATTTTTATAAGCTTTAAATGCATACTGACCGACCATGTCTGCATATGATTGTGGATCAATCATATTAGCTGCACCTTGAGTATTTAAGGTATCTAATATTTTAAGAAACTGATCTGGTTTTGGAATTGGTTTGTTTGGCACTACAGTACTCCTGCAATACCGCCCTTAGCTAATTTTTTCTTTTCTTGTTTTCGTTGATCAATTAACTGTTTAACTTTTTCAACATCTAAATCTATATTCTTACCTGTTTTTTTAAGTGGGTATTCACCTCTTTGAATATCTTTAAGTACAGCTCTATCTTTTTTTTCTGATTCTATTCTAGCTGTAACTGGATCTCCATATTTTTGAGGTAATACATCTTCATATGGACCATATACTTTAGCACCGCCACCACCTTCATACATGTTTCTCATAACACCACCATTCATAGCACCAGCTCTTGCCATTTGTAAAAAGTCGTCAATAGACATTACTGGTACACCTTGTTCTTCTGCATCGTATTTATATTTTTCATACTCTTCAACAATCAATGGATCATAGTCACCATATCCTTCTGCCATCTTAATTGATGGAGCATTTCTTCTTGAAGATCTATTTTCAAACTCTTCTTTAGCTGCTTCAATTGCTTCTTGAAGACTAAAACCTCTTTCCATGAAATCATCTACGAGTCTCATGAATACTTCTTCGTTCTCATCCATTGATGCTGTTTTGTTTTTAAGACTCTTGATCCCTGAAGCCTGATTCTGTGGAACACCTAACATTTTTTTAATGTCATCAAATTCTTCCATTGGCATATCTTCTTGTTCTGGAATGTCGTCTTCTGAACCTCTTGCATAGTTAGCACGCATCATGCCTCCGGATGCCTCGTTCTTTCTAGACATGTCAGCAGCGTCTGCTAGCATATCTTGATATTGGTCCATAGCAATATTGTAAACTTTGATTTGCATTTTTGGAGTTAAGTCCGCAAATTCATAACCCATATCATCTGCTACTTGATCGGCAATCTCTTGAATTTTCATCTTGTCCATAATTTAATAATACACCTTTTGTGTTTGTTGTAAAGGCTCGTCTTCGTAGTCCTCTGGGTGTTGAATCAAACCTCCTTGCCTAAATCGCATTACTGCTTGTGTCATTGAGTCAACTAAGTCGTCATGATCTCCATAAGGAAACGCTGCGCATTCCTCAATAACCTCTTGTGCAAACTCCATTTCAGTGGGCGCCCATATTCTCCCTGATTCAAATAGCGGAGAAACAGAGTTAACACGAGTATGTTTATCATTTCCTTTACTCGGTGTAAAGTTAATTACTGGGATTCCTGCTTTACGTAATTCGTAGGTTAATGGAAGCCCTGAAGCTTTAGATTCAATGATTACGGTCTCCGGGCTCCAGTAGCCGTATTGTTCTAATGCAATTCTTCTTAGCTCGGGAAACTCATATCGTCCCTTAACTGCATCGAGTAACATTAAAGCTTTTCCAGAATCTTCACTAGGTGTAAATACACCCCAAGTGGTAATAGCAGAGTAATCCGCAGTTTCTTTTTTCATAAATGCAGTGTCATAAGATTGTATTACATGTTCTAATGGTGGAAGATCTTTTTCCCAAGGTTGCCACCATTCTCTTTTAATCAATGCACCTTCTTCTCCAGTTGGGTTCTGCATATATTGTGCATTCCATTTTGATAATGGGATCGAAGCTTTAACTGATTCTAAATCTTTTATGTTCCAATATTCCGGCCACAAAGGTTTTCCTGATGGAAGGATTGCAGGAAACTCAATTACTTCCCATTGATCTGCTTTAG